ATCAAATGCTTGATACACACCCGATGTATTTGTTCCTAAAATACTTTTTACATATCGCCATCTTGAAGTTGGGTTTTCAGAATTCGCAGAATCCATGAGTGTCCATTTAGCAGTCCCCCTAATGTCATAGAGGTCTACCTCTTCACTAAAGTCAGCACTGGTATAAAGTTTCCTGTCTGGCCCAAGATGAAAAACACCATTTACAGAATTAATAGTTGAAGAGCCTGTTGACTCGTTCAAACCGCTGACAATTTTAATTACATCTCCAACTTGAAGTGTTTCGGCTGCAGTCAAACCAACAAAAGAAACTTTGTTAGTAGAAGCGTCTACAGTTAGCGTGCCCGTTCTTCTATTAAAAATATCAACTCTTCCACACTCTTGATGGGTGACAATGTCAGCTAAGTAAAGATTAGGGTTAAATTCAAAAAATTCTACCTTATACTCAGGATTTTTTATTTTGCCAAGACCCTTAATCTCATAACTGCCTTCTCGTGTAAACGAAAATTCGCCAATCGCATCACCTCCAGTAGGTTCTGCACCCGGTACTCCAAAAAATGCGAGATCTTTACTAACGACATTAATACCGACACCCATTTTACCAAGGTCAAGATAATGAACGTATCCGTCTTTTGTAAACGCAAGACCATCACTAAGAGCAGAAAGTTCAGAGTCAGAGCCCGGCAACGTCAGCGACTGTTCTTCGATACAGCTATAATACTTATAGGTTAATCCAGCACTATATCTTGGACGCTCATAACCAAAAACAGTAATATTGAGGCCACGAAAACTGGTTATTGAATTTGGCTTACTCAAACTCTGAAGCCACACAGCTACAAAGTCATCACCGAGATCAATCGGGGTAAAACTAGAATCCTTGGTTGCTGTTATGCGAGGGTTAGAGAAACCAATATCAGGCGCACACCAAGCTAACTTTCTTTTATTAGAATCGCTCCCACATGCCGCAAAATGAGCTTGTGAGTTGCCAGCAACTGTTGGAATTGGTATGACTCCTCCGCTTATTGTTTCTTTTGAAAGTTTAACGTCATTTGTATAATGATCATTATCAGGAAATCCAGAAATTGTTTCTTTCATATAATAACCGGCTCGGCTACCCGGAGTACAATGTACATCACCAATAGTCATAGAACTATAATTTTCGTCTGCACAAAGTGCGACATTGTTGCCGATTTCAATATTTGTATAATCTGTCATCTGATCAGCGTCAGCATCAAATGGAGTTTTTTCAAACGCTCTAGACCGAGTGACCTCAAGAGAAGAATTCTTAGCTTCCCAATTAGTAAAATCTTTTATAAATTCAGGTGCTTGCATGAACAAGTCAAGATTGTTATTGTCACCTTGTTTTATAAATAGGTTTTTACTGCCGTTTTTTCTTACCATTGTTATACCTTAGTCTGATCGCTGGTTTAGTTCGTTTTTGAATTCTTCTAAAGCGGTATCAATCTTAGTCGCAGTTTGTGAGACAACCGAGTTGCCAATAACTTGAATAATTTGATTAATTTCCTGCTGAGAAAATCCGGGAATATTTAAGGTTCCATCAACTTGTACTGTGTGCGATATTGACATATCTGAAAACATACTAGCTACATTACTTAACATGTTTGCAATGCCGTCAAATGATGATAAAGCATTTGAAATACCTTCCATCAAACCTGAGCCCATACTAGATAATATACCGCCATTCTGTTTATATTGCACTCCTCCAACAGATCCACCTCTAGCAAATCCGGGAACTTTACCCCTGTTAAGTGCGTTCATGAATCCGGTGCCGTGTTTCTTAACAGCAGAAGTGCTCATTACGAACTCGCCCGGTGTTAGCATAGCAGGAACAGAGTCAACTGAACCACCTCTAGCAAAAGCGTCCGCAAAATGGTCTCCTGCAAGGGCTGCTTCGGCTATAGCTTGTGCTCCAGCACTGTCGTAGTAAGGGTCAAACATTGCATCCGAATTCATTATAAGTTCTTTGTATTTTTTGATCCTTGTTTTGTACGATGCTTCGCTCCTTTCTATCCAGTCTTTGTATAGTCTACCCAAAGGAAAATCTCTTGGAGGCAAGTCTGGGGTAGCAGTTCGTCGAGTTTCATCGTCATAAGATCCGTACTGAGCCCAGTCTCTTTCTTGTTGTGGGCGCAAGTACATTTTTGGTGTGTAACCAGCGAAAACCTTTTTATCAGCAAGTGTGCCAACACCATATGTTAAATTCATATATTTGCGCGGAGGAGCACCGCTTGGTACACCACGCGTCTCTAACATAGTCACCTTGAACATTCTATCACGGAACTCTTTTACCTCTAAGTCCCTCATAGCCTGTTCTTGTTCTACCTCTGCTGCATAATTTTTTTGGTGCTCTCTTTTTAGTTTAAGAAATTCATGGTAAGGTATTTTTCTACTTTCGTCATATCCAACGAGTTTACCCTCGTAAAACTCAGGGTAAGGAACCATACCTTTATTGTCTCTTGCTTCGGCTTGATTTTTTATAGCTTGTTTCTTATTCTTAGCTCTCTGTTCTGGAGTTAACTCTGAAGGTCTCATCGCTCCTGCGTTCTGTGGGGCTACAGCATCTTGTTTGATTCCAGCTGCAGCTATCTGTGGATTTGCTAAAGCGTTTTCAAGAAACATTCTATTGTGGTGAAACTCTCTACCAATAAAGCTAGGGTATAAACCTAGATTGTCCCATCTTCCATATATCTCTCTGAGATTTTGAAGAGCCCGAGCTGCACCCTCAATACTGGCTGGATCATCTTTTAAAGTTAAGCCTGTAGGGGTCAAATTTTTGAAAAGAAACTCATACTGTTTTAATGCATTGACATATCTTCTAATCATAAACAAAGGTGATTTTTCTCCACCAGTTACTGCAATCAGCTTTTCTAAGTCATTGTCTCTATAAGCAGTAAAAGCAGCTACACCCTTACTTTTATCTCCTCCATTAGCTTTTTCTACCGCCATTCTAATACCTCTAGCACCTACTAGTCTAGCATTATATCTAGCGGCAGCGGCTCCGTCAGCGACAAGACCTCCAGAAGCTTTATAAACAGTATTTGCATTGCCATTATTGAGAGCAGTCAAAGCGCCAACGCCAATCTTATCAACGGCACTTTTTCTAATTACAAACTCGCCCGGAGTTAGCATAGCTGGGACTGTATCAGTACCTCTAGGTTTGAATATAGTGCCTCCACCAGCACGATAAACTAAACCACCATTAGCGTTGCCTGCTGCTACCTCATCAGACCCTTGTTCTATCTGTGCCTGAAGAAACTTGAGTAGCATTTCACTGACTTTAATTTGTTTCGTAGCAGCTTCAATCATAGTCTGAGCTTCTTGTTGTTCAAGTTTTCTTAATTGCGCTGCAGCAGCTTGTTCTTCTTCATTTATAGCTTTAAGATCATTTATTAGTTTCTCTTCTTTGGTCGTGGATTCAAATATAGCCTTGACTAATTGAGGAGGTACACCTTGTCTTCCACCAGTAGCCATTCTAAACTGCTGTTCCATTTGTTGTACTTGCAGACGTTTAGAAATATCTCCACCAGTCATGCCGGGGAAAAACTCAACATCTTCAAACTGATCTAAGAGATTACCGACAGCAGCTCGCATTTGGTCTGGAATAGAATTCAGATTACCAGTTTGCAGTACTCTTGTTAGCGCAGCAAACTCCTGAGTCATGTTCATGCGCTCTTCATTAGTAGCAAAGGTAAAGCTCTTGATTGATTCTTGAACCGCAGCTCTTTTGCTCTGCTCTTTTTGAATTTCAGTCATTACAGCAGAGGCTAACTCGCTTTGGTCAGCTAATTCTTTAAGCGCCTCTTTTGTATTGTTTATCTGCTGATTAAGAAACTTTTGATCATTTGCCATTTTTTGATCTATTGCGTCTTCTTTATCTCTAGCGTCTCTTTGGCCCTGTATTTCATTTCTCTGGGCTAAAAGATTTGAGGCCCTGTTGCCTAACTGTTGAACACCTAGACCTCCCTGACCCATAGTCATGGCATTGACTTTTTCATTCATGTTCGCCCGAGCTTCAGCTATTGTTATTTCTTTACCTGTAGCTTCTCTTAATCTAGCAGCACCCTTCTGTCTTACATCGACTTCAAATAGCACTGCCGATCTAATTTTCTTTCTAGCTTCAAGCTCTAACTTGCCCGCTTCTCGAATAAGTGATATATGTTTTTGTTGTGCCTCATTTACTTGCTTTAATAAATCAATCTGTGTCCCGACTTCCGCGCCAAAAATACCAACCAGTTCTTCAATTTCGTCTGGCTGTATTCCATCTTCAAGCATCTGTAATACTTTTTTCTGCATATCCTCAGATAAGCCACTGGTGTCAAGATCTATGCCTATACCAGCAAGAGCTTCCTTTCTCTGCTCCACGGAAAGTTTTTGGCCACCCTTTGCCTGAGTTATTGACATGAAGCCTTCTCTGAGCTCTTTGTTCTTTTCTAATCCTTCTTTAATATTATTTGCAATTACTGGACTAATATCGGACGCGGCAGCAAAGGCTGCTGGTGTAAATCCATTCTGCAATGTTTCCGCCAGTTTGATAGAATTATTTGTAGTGTCTTGTATCGCTCCAGAAAGCCCCTGTATAGACCCAATCATGCCGGTAACAGTATTCATATATGATATTTGAGCTGACTGCAACTTATTCAATAGTTCTGTACGTCGAATCTCTGCTTTCATGACCTCTACTTCAGCGGCTCTAAGGGCTTCTAATTCTGCTATCCTTTTTTCTTCCGCTTCAGCTAGTTCTCTCTGTTTCTTATCTGTTCCTTCCATAGCATTCTGTCTAGCTTCTTCAGCCACCTTAGCTTCATAAGCCCGTTCCGCCGCATGCAGCCTTATCACAGCTAAGTCCCTCTCGGCTCCTTCTAGCTGATCTAACTCCTCTTGGGTCATGCCTATTGCTTTTAGGCCTTCTTTCCTCGCGGCTCCACTAGCTTGAGCATCTAATCTAGCACCCGCAGCGGCAACATCACCAATCTGCTCTAATTGCTTTTTGTATTCTTCACTACCAAATATTTCAGCGAATGACTGACCGCCCTCTCTCATCTCGCTGATCATTTCATCCAAGGCAGCCCTCTCTTCTCTGAGAATTTCTTGTTGCTGTTTTGCCCTATCTTTTATTCTAGAACTAAGGTCATCCTGAGCTTCTTGCAATTCCTCTGCACTCATTATTCCCGCAGCAACTGGATCACTATCAAGCTTTTCTTGAAACGCACGATTTTCTTCCGCTAAATCATTCATTGATTGTGTAAAGTTGGCATTAGCTTGGGTTACAGCTTTTCTCCTTTCTGCCCCTTGGAGGTCAGCCTCTTCTATTTTTTTCAATGCGTTGATGCGAGCACCAACGGCATTAGCTTCTGTTACTCTAGCATTATTCAAAAGATTCATGGCCTGTTGGCCTGACCTCATTGCTTGTGCTTGCTCATCCATTGCGTCGCTCAAACCAACAACGTATGGCCCTATAAATGGAATAAGAACAAGAGCATCAGTTGCTTTAGAAGTTCCCTCAGTCAATCTTTTTAGGGCACCGGCGTACCCTTTAGCACCACTTACAATACCAGCTACATTCGTAAAACTAAGGCTTTCAGATACTGCTGTTTGATTTACAGCTGTTCGTCCCTGCTCGTCCAGTTCAGCGCGATCAACATTACCCTCTCCTTCTCTAGCTGCATCCAACATTTTGTTTTGCGCCTCGATCGCTGCTTCTGCTGCTTTCTTTGCTTGAGTTCCAAAATACGCCAGAGCACCTACTACCGCTGCGATAACTACTGCAAGTACAGTAAATGGCGCCGCAGCTATTGCCATGCCTATCGCGGCTAAGCCTGCCATTATAGATCCGCCGGCCTCAACTGTATCTGCTGCGGTAGCAACAACACTACCTCCAGCTTCTGCTAAGTCTGCTCCGGTACTAACTCCAGAAGCACCCGCTTCAGCCATATCCGATGCGGCACTAACATTAGAAGCTATAGTCTCTTTGACGTTAGCAGCAGTGCCCATAAGAACACTATCCATCCATCTACCCATAGGAACTATGAGCATTCCTAATACGCCAGCTAGCATCAACGCATTACTTGCGGCCTCTTTTGTTGCATCACTTAGATTTGTAAATTCTAATAGCATAGGTGCCATGAATGTAGCCATCATTGCAGCATTGCCAATGCCAGCCATTGCACCGCCACCGCCACCGCCACCGCCACCTTTTCCAACTGGACCCTTAGTGGTTACAGCCTGATTCCCCATCGTATTCATTTGATTTTGAACTTCGGCCAATTCAGCCTTCAGTTTTATAATCTGTTGCTCCAAACCATCAATCACCGGACCAGTGTTTGAAGCAGCGCCACCGACATTAGTTATACTTATACTTCCCTTGCTTACACTTTTATTAAGATTTGATAGATTTGTTGCTAGGTTGAAAAGCTGATCACCAACACCGATCATGACTTGATTGATTTTGAGTACATACTTATTAGTTTTTGCGAGAGGACCACTAAGGCCAGCGAATGGATTAGCTGCCCCTGACCCCATTGCCGTAAAGGAGTTCACTGCTGTACCAACTGCACCGGCAAGATTGGTTGAGAGTCCAGCAATTGTTTGAACAAAAAGAACTATGCTTTCGGTTAGGAACTGCAGAGAAGTTGCAACTGCAGGAACCTGAACTTTTATTGGATTGAAGTCGTCTAATTTTTCAATAAATCCTTGGCCAAGTTTTTGCATCTCTCCTTGTAGCGTTGTCACATCATCTTTAAGTTGATCAAATACGGCAATCTTCTTCATTAACTCACTCCCAACCTTCTTCATTTCTGCTTGAAGTGGCGCCATCACACTCTTTAAAGGATTGAGAGCTGATTGGAGCTGAGTTCTTAATGTATCATCTAACGTGCTAAGGCCTCCAGCGAAATTTGTAGAAGCAGCAACTATAGCTTCAACAGCAGTCTGCATCTGCTGCTTTAGTTGGTCATCAATAGTTGAAAGTCCAGCATAAAGCGCCTGCCCTGCTCTTGCCATTTCTGAACTTAGAGTTGTAGCTGCTGGATTAAGCATGCCATTTATTTTTTCATCCATTGGGCCGATACCAGCTGCGGCACTATGCAAAGCATTAAATAAAGGCGTTGAGGCTTTTGCTAGATTGTCATCTATCATCCCTAATAGGTTCATGTCGTCTACCGAACCAGTAACTGCAGTAGCAAGAGAAGTTAGGGCGTTGGCGAGTGTTTTGGCTGCGGCATCGACTTGAGCCATAGGGTTAGCGCCACCACCGCCACTCATAGCTGCGCCGAGAGGATTCGGGCTAGTAGGCGCTCCTCCGAATTGAAAGTGTTGAACTGCGCCTCCGCTGTTGAAGTGAGCCACACCACTTTTGTTCATTCTATTTAAATTGCCATAGCCTATAGACTGGGCGGCTTTTTTATTTATTACATATTCACCGGGAGTTAACATTGCAGGTACAGTGTCTACCGAACCACCTTTGTTATATGCTCCTATTCTACCGCCAAAAAACTTTCCGCCCGGCTTAACACTTTTGAGCGCTGCCAATTGAGTAGACTGATTCATGGCCATAGTGTCTGGTGTTCCACCAGTTCTGGTTAACTTCAAACCAAATGGGTTTCCTCCATTCACAAGACTGTTAAGCAACTTTGTTGTAAGTGAACCGTCAGCGCCTCTGAGATTCTCAGTGTTAAGTGTCCTCTTGAGTTC